CCGCTTCGTCGCCTTCGCCCAATTTTTGCGCGGCGGCGCCGAACCGCGAGCGCCGCTCCCGCGCCAAAAAATGCCTGATCGTATGGCCACGGTAGGGCTCGACCAGTCAGCGCTATTGGGACCGCCCACCCGAGAAAGAAAGAAGCCCTAACTTGGGCATTAATATACTTGACTCAGTAGGTGGATCTGCTCATAAAACAAACTGGATGACCATACACATCGCCGACGAGCGACTCTGCTGTTTGGTGTATAATATCTTCTGCATCGCCGAGCTTGCTTATCCATCGCCCATCGGAAAGTTGACGCGCGGCATGTGTCACAATTCCGTTCGCGGTTGTATAGATCACGATCTTCTCACAGGAAGGCTCTAGCAAGCCATTGGCACATGGCACATAGCCACAGGTTTGATATGCGTCGATGAATGCGGGAACCGTAAATTCTTGCATAATAGATGGCCAATAATATTGATTGCTGGGGTCAGGTTGCCACCAGCGCGTATTATCCCCAGCAGCAAACGCCCAGCAATTGTAGCGTGGATGCGGTCCGCCCCATGGGGTCGCCGGACTATGTTCTTCCCACTCGCCCAAATTCGGGAACTCCGACTCCCAGCGCGTCGCCACCGAAATATCCTTGCTGCGAACCCCATTCAAGCCACGCGTTAGCCATTTCTTTTACGTTGCCGCGGCTTTCGATCAGGACCGGATTTTCGCGCGTAATAGCCCAAAGCGCCACGAACCAATCATCCGGTTCCCCAATTTTCAATTCGTATTGTAATTCCCGTAGGATGAATGGCACAGCATCCCACCCCATGCCAATAATTCTTAGATATGCAGGATTGCGAACGTTATCCCACGCATTCGAGGACAGCGGGTTTCGTTCATTGCGCCATTGCGATGCCAATTCTTTGAAGAGGTCGCGGAGATGCGAAAAGGCCACCGCACCCGGATCAGAAGGATAGGTCTTGACTGAGAAGCTCCAAAAACCTCCGATCTCCGATATAGAATAAATCTCCATCTGCGGTTGGCATCCGTCGCTAGTGATCTCGTAGCGGCGCTCTTCGACTGCGCGCAATACGATGGCACTTATGACAGGGGCGGCGTGCCGTCTAAAAGGTTCAGCAGCATGTCGCATCGTTTATTGGACCTTTTTACGGAGGTTTTCTGGCGCATCCACAACTGCCATAACCGGTGCCGCATTTACCGCATAGAACGGGTTTCCTTGAGCATCCCACATTCCTTGGACTCGGGTGACAGTTATGACGTTTATTTTCACGCGCAATATTGACCCGTCCTCAAGCTTAAGTTCGCTCCATCGTTCTATGGACTCTTCGACTGGCACCTCAAAGGCGTCAGCTACTTGACCGCCTGGTAGTGTTACCTTCGTCGGTCGCTCGGCCATGGTTAAGACCGTTTCCTTGGCTTGGGTTTGCCCTGATCATAACGCGCCTGCTCTTCTTTTAACTGCTTGTTCGAAACAGCAAAAAGCGCACGTGCGAGCGAGGTAAATCGCTCCATCGGCGCTTCATTTTCCGCCTTCGGGACTGGCCTTTCGGCGCTTTCCCCTGCCTTGTCGCTGCGGCGACTACGACGGGGTTGGTGAGGACTCATTCCCAGTCAATTCGCTATACATCAGCCTCTTGCCAAAGACCGATGATAGCACGTCCATAAACCGTCCGCTTTCATTATTTTCTCGGGTGTTGAACCGGAATGCTTGTTCGTCGAGGTAACGGCCGAGATGGAACGGCTCGACGCTCACATAAGTTCCTTTTATGGTGCGTTTGAGCAAGCTCCAGAAGTTTTCGGCTCCCAAAGTGGGGAATTCAAAAAGCCGGAGGTTCGCGGGTCCGCCTATTCCGGCAGCGCGACAAAGCCCGCGTTGGTGAGCGTCATGGGCCGATCCGCCGAGGCCTCTGCCAGCGGCGCGCGGCCAAGCACGGCGCGCGCCTCGTTGATGGTCAAAATGCCATTCGACGTGTAGCCGGAGAGGATCGTCTCTTGCGTCGCGGGATCGGTTTCGTCGCTCGCGCTCCAGACGAATTCGAGATCGGGCGCAGCGAATTCACTAGCTATAATATCGTCGATGAGCGCCTTCGCCCAGGCAAGGATCGGCGCCAGGCCTTCCTCCTCGGCAAGCTCCTTTTGGGTCTCGGCGGTGGCGCGGTTGACCGTTTGGGTGAGAGCCTGGGGCGAGATCGAGAAAGCGAAGCAGACGATGCGCGCGAGCCATTCGTCGAACGGCCCCTTGAGTTCTGGCTCCTTTGTCTGAATGAACGTCTTCGCGATGCCCCCGGGAACGAATTTGGCTCGTCTGCGGCGGCCGAGATCTCCATCGAAATAGGCGTCCCAATATTTCTGATAAGAGGCGATCTGATCCGGCGTCCAATTTTCCGGGACCCCGATAAGACTGTCTGGAATATTTCCTTCGGCGAAATAATCGAGGAGGTACAATTGCCGGCGAAGCGCGATATTCACCGTCGTCACGATCTGCTCGACGGGGCTCATGCCATAGACGCGATTGACGCGAAGATTGCGCGGCCGGTAGGTCAGGTCGCGCACCGAATAATCGATGGCCGGATAACCTTTCAGAATCTGCTGGTAGGCGGCGGGGTAGATAAGCCTATCGCCGTCGAAGTAGGGCTGCGTCACGCGGCCCCAGGGATCGATCACCGGTTTGATCGTGGCGCCGTCAAGCGGCATGAGCGCCTTCAGCTGACCGCCCCGATCGCGGCTCATATAGAGCGCCGGCGCGTCGGTCACAAAAACCTCTTCGAGCAGGATCCGCAGCCAATCGGCAAAGCCATGGATGCCGTCCGGCCGGGCGAAAAAGCTTTTGAGCATCGCGATACGCGCCGCATCCGTCGCCGACCGCGCCCCATTTTCCCGCGCGTTGATGCTCCACGATTGACGCGCGGCCTGATCCTTTCGTGTCTCGATGACAAGACGCAAAAGATCGTAACCGTCGGCGAGCGCGCGCAACGTCAAAAAGGTAATCGGCTCGAAGGGACGCGAGAGCGTCGAGAGATTGTAGCCGGCCGGATAATCCCATTGCCGCCCGGCAACCTCGGGGGGCGCGAGCGGAGTGATTGGCGTTAAGGGGCCGAACCAGTTTGCCCCCTCCCCTGCAGCGTTGGTCCTCGCGAAGCTGACATTGACCTCGTAGGGACTAAGCGGCCAGCTTCTCTGCCCCGCGCCACGCTCGGCCATGCTATTTCCTTCGCGCATTTGATTGCTTTTCATTGTGCCCGGTCGGCGCAATTGCTCGGGCAGACGATCGCGGCGTTACGCACTCGTGTGGCCTTCGGCTTCACGACGATAGAACTCGATAATCCCGGTTCCGTCATCGACCCCGAAAAGATGGGTCAGCGCCCATATCGCGGCGTCCGCGTGATCGGGACTGCCACCGCCCGTGTAGCCCGACGAGGAAAAGGCGCAGAGCTGGTCCTCGAGCTTGCCGAACCGGCCGACATGATGCACTTGGCCTTGCGCGTACCGCACCGAGATCGGCTCGGCGCGAACAGCCTTGCCGCGGCTTGCGGTCACAAGGCGCACTGGCGCGTTGCGGTCCGCCGCCTGGATGGTCGCGCGAACCATCTCGCCTCCGAAATTGCTTTCGGCCACGATGCAATCGGCGCGAAATTCATGGAAGGCTACGACCGCGCGCCGGCCCCAGACCGCGGGCGCCTCGCGGCACGAAAGATCTGCGAGAACGTAGCAATCGCCATCCGTTCCCCGTGCCGCCACGACGATTCCTATCTCGTCCGCGCCCAAATCATCGCGTCCCGCGGCGCCTGAAGGATCAAGGGCGACGACAACCGCCGCACGCTTCTCGTCGGGGATATCCTCGGGCGCGCGACGGCCGGAATCGATTGTCTCGTACGTCCATAGTGCACCGTCGACTTCATCGACATAAACGCCTTCATAAAAGCGTTTGCGCTGCTTTTCCGGCAGATTTTCGAGACTTGCCAAAAACTCCGTGGAAAGATTTTCGATATTGTCAGGAGGATTCAAAAACGCGCGCCGATAGTTTTCCGGGTCTTTTAGCGGCTGCATGGAAACCGGATCGCGGTGTTCGCCAAAGAGAACATTGGTCCAATGCGACTTTCCAGCCGGATTGAGATCAACAAAGGCATGCTGGCGAATTCCACGCGTCACTTGGGCGAGCCGCGTGAAGGCGATCAACGCGGAGGAATAAGGAATCTGCGAGGCTTCGTTCAGGAACACGCTAGCATATTCAAGCCCGAGGATTTTCTCGACGCGGTCCTTGTCGTCGAGCCCCCCGATCCAGACACGCGACCCATTCGGCAGCGCAAAATAACCGTCCTGGCGATGCTCCTTGAGCCGCACGCTGGGAAAACAGTGCTCCACGACATGAGGAAGCGTGTCGAGCGCGATGGAAGCCCACGCCGCATTGCCATGGAGGCGCAAGATCGCATGGCGCGAACCTTTTGCCTTGAGCGCACGCAGCATAATCATGCGGACAATAAGGAAGGTCTTGCCCGAGCGTGTCCCTCCTGCAAGACAAGTGTAACGCTGCGGCCCCTCCAGGAGGCGGCGAGTCGCTTCCTGGCCTGCGCTGAATGACACCATGCGTGGTCCCGATCGCGATTATGATCGTGGCGTGCGAAAGCCCTCGTCGCGGCGAGAGTTTCTTGCCTCATGGACCAATGGAATGGCGGACAGTTCTTTACTGACCAGTTCTCGCAAACTT